GAATTCAACGATGAGTTTACTCGTGCAGAATTCGTAAACATCGTAGAACCATTCCTACGGGAAATTCAGGGTCGTCGTGGTATCACTGACTTCCGTGTTGTTTGTGATGACACAAATAATACATCAGAAGTTGTTGACCGCAACGAATTCATCGCAACTTGCTTCATTAAACCAGCACGTTCAATCAACTACGTAACTTTAAACTTCGTAGCTGTTAGATCTGGTGTTGAGTTTGAAGAAGTCGTCGGCACAGTATAAGGGGTATAATCATGTCATTAAGAGTAGACGATTTTAAAGCAAAATTAAAAGGTGGTGGTGCACGTCCCAATTTATTCCGTGCGACAGTTAACTTCCCAGCATACGCTGGCGGTGATGCTGAACTAACTTCTTTCATGTGTAAGGGAGCTCAATTACCAGCTTCTCTCATAAACGTTATCGAAGTTCCTTTCCGTGGTCGACAGTTGAAGATTGCGGGCGACCGTACATTCGAACCGTGGACAGTTACCGTAATTAACGATACTGACTTTAATACACGTAACGCAATGGAACAGTGGATGAACGGTATCAACGGTCACACTGCAAACACTGGATTCACTAACCCTGTTGCATATCAAGCAGATCTCATTGTTGAACAATTAGATAAAGATGGTTCGGTATTGAAGACATATAACTTCCGTGGTTGTTTCCCGACAAATGTTTCGGCAATCGACCTGAGTTATGAAACCAATGATACAGTCGAAGAGTTCACAGTAGAGTTTCAAGTACAATACTGGGAGTCAGGTACCACTAGTTAAGATAGTTATAAGTATATGAAAGGGGGTGGTTCTCCACCCCCAATTTATTATTAAGAGGATATTATGGCAGACAACAATTTGTTTAAAGCGTTTGGATTTGAATTAAAGAGATCTAAGACAGCAAACAAGGAAGAAGACAAAGCAACTTCTATTGTCCCTAAAGTGGATGAGGACGGTGCTGGGTATGTCACTGCCTCTGGTTCTTACTTCGGTCAGTATGTTGACATGGAAGGAACTGGCGCAAAGGATAACCAAGAGTTAATTAAAAAATATCGCGGTATGGCTGAACACCCAGAGTGTGATGCGGCAGTCGAAGATATTATCAACGAGTCAATCGTTTCTTCTGAACTACAAAGTTCAGTAGCAATCAACTTAGATAAAGTTGAAACCTCAAACAAAATTAAAAAAACCATAACCGAAGAGTTTGATGGCGTTGTTGCTATGTTGAACTTCGAAGAGTATGGTCACGATATTTTCCGTTCATGGTATGTTGACGGAAGAATCTATCACCACCTAGTAGTTAACGAGTCTAATCCTAAAGGGGGTATCTTAGAATGCCGTCCTGTCGATGCGACCAAGATTCGTAAGGTGAAAGAAGTACAATACAAAAAAGACACTAAGACAGGTGCGAAGGTTGTTGATAAAACTAACGACTTTTACATCTATCAAGAACGTGCTGGAGCAAACAACGGTGTTAAACTAACACCAGATTCTGTCTCCTATGTCACTTCAGGTCTTCTAGATAGTAGTAAGAAACGCGTACTGTCATATCTACAGAAGGCAATGAAACCTGTAAATCAATTACGTATGATGGAAGACTCACTCGTAATCTATCGTATGGCTCGTGCACCAGAACGTCGAATCTTCTATATTGACGTGGGTAACTTACCTAAAGGTAAAGCAGAGCAACATCTTAAAGACATCATGTCTCGTTACCGCAATAAGATTGTCTATGACGCAAACAGTGGTGAGATTAAAGATGGTCGCAAACACATGTCGATGCTCGAAGACTTCTGGTTACCTCGTCGAGAAGGTGGTCGTGGCACAGAGATAAGTACATTACCTGGCGGTGAGAACTTAGGACAGATTGATGATATCATCTATTTTCAAAAGAAGTTATATCGGTCATTGAACGTTCCGTTGAACCGTCTAGAGCAAGAGTCACAGTTCTCTATAGGTCGTTCAACAGAAATCAATAGAGACGAAATAAAGTTCCAAAAGTTCATTGACCGTCTACGATCAAAGTTCGCTCACCTGTTCTTGGGTATTCTCAAGAAGCAACTTATACTTAAAGGTATATGTACAGAGCAGGATTGGGAATCTTGGAAGAGTCAGATCCAAGTAGATTATAGTAGAGACAACCACTTCGCTGAGATGAAAGATGCAGAACTACTGCGTGAACGTCTACAGACTATGGATCAGGTCTCCAGTTATGTCGGTGAATACTTCTCACGTGAGTGGGTGATGAAAAACGTAATGATGTTTAATGATGACGACATCGAAAATATGTCAAAACAAGTTGAAGCCGAGAATGCTCAAGGCGCAGATGAAGAAGAGGAAATTTGATAATGAGTGATTTAGATTTAGCAGTAGAAGAAACTCCGACAATGGATTTTGTTAATGCACTACAGAGTGGTAACTTCACCAATGCAGAAGAACTATTCAATGACCTTCTAGGTGACAAAGTACAACAGTCCCTAGATGCAGAGAAAGTTGCTGTTGCGGATCAGATATTCAATGGTGTAGAACCAACTGACATGGAATTAAATGACATAGAATTAGATGATGAAGAAACTGAGTTAGACTAATGAATCTAACTAAGAAGATGGTTCATATTTGGATTGGGCCCTTTAAACCCCCAGTCCAGTGGATGGATACATGGAAAGAAAAACATCCTGACTGGGATTATAGTGTATTCACCGATGACATGTTAAAGTCGCGTAAGTGGCATAACCAACATCTAGTCGACAAATACTATTCCGAACAAGTTTGGGCAGGCGTTGCAGATCTCATACGTTACGAACTTCTGTATGAGGATGGTGGGTTTTTACCGCCAGCTGATGCTATATGTCATCATAACATGGATGAGGTGTTCACAAGTCCCTCTGACCATGCATACACGGTGTTCGAGAATGACCGTGATGACCACATTGCTCCTAACTGGATATCTCCCGTGCAAGCTTGTAATGCAGGAAATACCTTCGTTAAGTTATTGATAGATACATTACATGAATTAACTCCAGACCAACTTAGTATGAAACCGTGGCAGTCTACAGGTAACGAGTTTCTTTCTCAGTTTGTGCCGGATAAAGAGAAACATAAGTTGACCATATGGCCTTCTTATTATACAATACCTCGTCATTATTCAGTAAGATCTACTCCCTACGTAGGAGATGGAAAGATATATGCCGAACAGAAATGGGGTAGTACAAAGAAATTATACTCTTAAAATATTTTTTTGTATAAATACTCCTAAAGAGGACTTAATGTGAAATCATTTAAAGATTTACGTGAATCTAAAGACAAGATTGTCTTCAGTAAGAAGATGTCTAAATACCCTGTAGTTATCACAAAAACTGCCAAGGGATTCCACCTATCTATCGATGGTGATTCTGTTGACACATTTAAGTCTCAGAAAGAAGCGGAATCGACCGCGAAACAAGTCCTCAAAGACTTAGGAAAATAAAATGAAACTGATTAGCGAATACGTAGAGAACGATGTACAATGCATTGTAGAAGCCAAAGATAATGGTGAGAAGAGTTACGTTATTGAAGGTGTATTTGCACAAGCAGATCAAAAGAATAGAAACGGACGTATTTACCCAAGAGCCATTATGGAGTCTGCGGTAAATAAATATGTTGAAGACCAAGTTAGCAAGAAGCGTGCTGTGGGTGAATTGAATCATCCTGAAGGCCCAACTGTTAACTTGGATAAAGTTTCTCACCTCATCACTGACCTTAAATTAGAAGGCAATGATGTGGTAGGAAGGGCACAAATATTAGATACTCCTATGGGTAAGATCGTAAAAGGTCTCTTAGAAGGTGGTGTTCAATTAGGCGTGTCAACTCGTGGTATGGGAAGTCTTGAGACAAGAAATGGCGTAAACTACGTCAAAGAAGACTTTATTCTTAGTACAATTGATATTGTGCAAGATCCAAGTGCACCTGAAGCTTTCGTTAATGGGATTATGGAAGGTGTAGACTGGGTATGGAATAATGGAATCTTACAACCTCAAGTCATTGAAGAGATAGAGACTGAAATCAAGCAAGCACCGATAGAACTTCGACCAGAAGTACAGATTCGGGAATTCAAGAATTTCCTCTCGTTAATCAAATCTAAACTATAAGGAGTCATCTATGACTGATCTTAATAAACAAGTCGAAGCTGAACTTCACGAATCTGATATTAACGAAATCGTGGAGGAAACTCTCGAAGAAGCACAAGCTCCTGCAGCTAAGGGTGTAAAGACAGACGGACAGGCAATTTCTGAGCCAGAGTCAATCGCATCTGTAGACAAAGCAGCTAACGCAACTTCTAAGGCTTCATTACCAAAAACTAAGGCAGGTATGATCAATGCGATGTACCAGTCCTTAAATAAAATGAAAAAGGGCGACCTCACGGCAGCCTATTCTAAAATGATGGAAGGTACTGACCTAGAAGACGTTATTGCAGAAGAGACTGATACTCGGTCTGAGCTTGCAGCGATTGTCGAAGGCGAAGCAACTCTATCGGAAGAGTTCAAGGAAAAGACATCAATAATTTTTGAAGCAGCTGTTAAAACTAAGTTGTCCGAAGAAGTTACTCGTCTTGAAGAGCAATATACCGAAGAACTTGCTGAAGAAGTCGATTCGATTAAAACTGACCTTGTCGGTAAAGTCGATTCTTACCTAAACTATGTAGTTGAATCTTGGATGGAAGAGAACAAGTTAGCGATTCACTCCGGTCTTCGTACCGAAATCGCTGAAGGGTTCATGGAGAAAATGAAAGACGTATTCACAGAGTCTTACATTGACGTTCCAGAGTCTAAGGTAGACCTAGTTGACGAATTATCATCACAGGTAGAAGAGTTAGAAGAAAAACTAAACTCAACTACAGGTGACGCGATTCAACTTGCTGAAGAACTAGAAACTTATAAGCGTGAGTCAATCATTGCTGAAGCTACTCGTGACTTGGCAGACACACAAGCGGAAAAGTTAAAAGGATTGCTTGAAACAGTTGATTTTGAAAGTGAAGATACATTCACCTCAAAAGTAACTACTGTTAAAGCATCATACTTTTCAAAAGAAATCCCTGAGCAACTCGAAGAATCAGCCGTCACAGACGATGCTGAAGAAGAGATCGAAGTATCTTCTATGATGGAAGGTTACATCTCTGCTTTAAGAAAAACCTCTAAGAAATAAGGAATCTAAAAAATGAACAATTCATACGATACATTGATCGAAAAATGGGCTCCAGTACTGAACGAAGAATCAGCTGGTAAGATCCAAGATCACCACCGTAAAGCAGTAACTGCTGCTATCCTAGAAAACCAAGAAAAAGCAATGATCGAAGAACGTGCTGCTTCACAGGGTTTC